CGGAGCGTTCTTGATGTATCCCAGTGAGTCGGGGTTCAACAATATCCCCCTCATATGCTCTTTGACCTTACCGACCTCGTGGCCGTATGCAGTGGTATACTTCTGGTAAATAGCGGCTTCAATCTTCTCGAAGTCCTTCTGATTGAGCGTTCTCTCAACGTGCCGTGCCCTCGTAGCTTTGAGTAACACTTCATTCTTGGTCTTTGCCCCGGTCATAATGCCGGTAATATCACCGAGTAATTCCGACCGCACTGAATTGTCGGTGACAATCTCCTCACCCGCTGCCGCTGCCTCTGCCTCGAGCGCAGCTTCAGCATCTTTAATCCACTGCTGTTTCAGATCAACATCTTTACTCTGGTACTCACCGAGCATCCCTGAACTGAACCGGTCTGCGGCATCTATGAGGCCCTTATAGTCGCCCGCACGCAGCATCTTCTGCCAGTTGTCCTCTGTTTCGCCTACAATAGCCTTGTATTGTTCGCCCTGGTCCACCGCATTCTGCTTCACTGAGATACCGGCCTTCCTCTCGAACCCCTCCCTCTGCTCCGGCGATAGAAGGTTGAAGAATTCCTTAACGCCTTTCTTCTCGGCGTTTTCAAGATACCACTGGGGATTAGCCTCGATTATCGCACCGGCGAGCATGGACTGCCTGTCCTCTGGTGTCAGGATGGGTTCCTGGCCGTCACGCTTGCCCAAACCTTCAATAATGCCACGTACTTTCAGTAAAGACTCATCAAATATCTCGCCGGTCTGCAAAAGAGTTACCGCCGATTCGTATGTCTGGTCCCTCAGGCGATTATACTCCACGCCCCATGCCGTATTATTGACCTTATGATCCCAATCGGATTCGCTTTTTGCGAAGTATTTTTGTATCGCGTTCTTTGATTCCGGTAGCTTAACTGATTCCAGTGTCGTCTTGAGCAGTTGCTTCTTATACTCTGGCCACTGCTTTTCAGTCATCGTCGTATAGTCAACGGGCTTACCCTCTTCATCCTGCATGGCGGGTAGGTTTCTGTAGAAGTTATCGAGCGACTTACTCACCGACGCCTCGGCAGTTGTAAGCTCCCCGTCAATAAGGGCATTGCGACGCTGCTGGAAAATGTCCGCTACGCCTCCGGCAACTGCTGCACCGAAGCGACCGGCAGCGGCAATATCCTGAGTTGCCTGCCACGGATAAAGCCTGCCCGCACCTCCGCTGATAGTTGTCGGCCTTACTCGGTTACGTGGTATTAGATTCGGCATATCTTAGCCCTTCTTTTATTACCCCTTGTAGGTATAAGCTCTTGCAGCACCGGTCGCTAACGTCGCACCCGCGTTCCATGCGCCTGCTCTACGTGCTATCCTGCCTCGGAACCTGTCGGCTTTGCTCTGCTGCCGCCAGTCCCATGCTCGTATCTGCCCGCCCTGCCGTATCGTCTGCGCATCACGCTCGATCTCACCTGCGGCGTCTTCCATCATCAGAAGCGGAGTACCCGTCATATCGACACCGGCCTTACCGAAAAGCACTCTCAATCTTGCCTTCTCACGCTCACCCTTGGCTCGGAATCGGCGCTCTTCTTCAGTGGCAAGCTCTTTCTCCTGCTTACCCTTTGCCTCGGCGAGACGGGCGTTATACTCCGACATCTTCTGGGACGCTTTGCCCTGCTGATGCTGAGTGTAAGCCCGAGCGCCGACAGCACCAGCGGTCAGAACACCAGCAGCGGTTACTTCACCTCCAAACCCAATCAGACCCGCGGTAGCTGGCCCCCCCCCTGATGCGGCTGCTCCTACTAATACCGTTGGCATTATTTATCTCCTTTGATTATTGCGTACATATAGGCATCTGTCCCGTCACGGTGGTATTTTCTATGGCATCCTTCGTATTCGAAGCCGAGATACTTGGCATACTTTATCCCCGCATCGAAATCGGCTCTCAAGGGCGCTTGCACCCTTCGTAAGCCATACTTCCTTATGAGTCCCTTGAGTTTCCTCCGAACAACGGCAGGATTGACGCAGAGTTTTTGGATATCTTTTACTAGTAGAATCCACGCCTCCGCCATACCAGGCCAAGGGATAACCAGACCACCACAGCCCACAAGCCGACCTTCAAGAAATCCTGAAAATGATAATTTATTGAACTGCTCCGCCTGGTCGAGCCACAGCATAAAATCCTCGTCTATCTTCAGGTCGGGCATACGCGCGCCGCTCTCGGCTATCTCTATAGCGTGCTGCCTCTCGAACGGACGTATTTCAATCTTACTCATAGACCTCTACCTCTGGGATAATCGCCCTGATAGTCATTGGCAGAGCAAGGGTTTGCTGGATGAATACCGTACTCGGTCTTTTATAGCCGTGAATCCACGGAACCCGCTTAAAGCCGCTGTACAGCGGTACAGGCTCGTCAAGCTCATCGTCGGACGTGTAGAACGTAATTGGGCTTACATTGCTCGAATCGGGCCCGTACTCGGTCCCCAACGTCTTGTAGAAGTCGAACGTCACCTCCGAGATTCGCTTTATCCGTGAAGAAATCGTACCTGTTTGGGTCTGGAACACTATAGGCATAGTCTCAAGTTGTGAGATAATCGGCAGTCCTGCGTGGACCTTATTCGCCCATACGTCCAGGGAAATCACGCCCGATACAACCACCTTTTCCGCATGTGATTCTCCGTCGGCCATAACAGCTACCGTCTCACCTTCCAAATGACTCAGGCCGGAGAATGTGTTCTCGACCCGCTGAACCGTCCCGCCGGAATCGTAAGTCGTATAGGCCACAGAGTTTATATCAACGGTGTCGGTAGAATCACGAAGCTCGAAGGTCTTATTGCTCACATTCGGATCCGAAATCGTGTAGACGTTGCCATTAAGTTCGGTCATACCACCAACGGCCAAAATCTCAACCTGGTCGCCATCGGCAAGATTATCACCATCGCCATCCGTCGGATAGGTACTCATGGTAACGACAGCGGGGGATGCACTCGTTATCGCTGTAATGGTGACGGCATCCCCGCCGTCGAATGAAAGCCCTGAATCGACGAAAAAGCAGTCCGCCTGGTCGCTGCCCCAGTCTACGGGTTGGAGCTGCTCGATATATCGTTTCGTCGCCCCGTCTATCGTTCTGGCAACTACAATCCACACCTCATCCTCGTCATCGCCCGGAATAACAGCAACAGATTCCACCACACCGTCGGTTACCTGCCTCGCCCACGCAATTACATCCTCTTCACGTTTATACGTCATAGTGAGCAGAACACCATCGCTGGTAACACACCACAAGATCGAATCCGGCCGGCTTTGATAGGCAATATCAACTATACCACTCTCCGTAATATGCTCGGCCAAAAGCGTTAAGTCCGGCGCTGCGTAACCATCGCGTTCGAAGTTATACACAAACTCGCGGACCTTGCGGCCCCCTCGCTCGACATAAAGCACCGCGTCACCGGCCACTACAGGCTGCATATTCTTACTGCCGTAGCCCACTTGATTCTTATAGTTAGGCAGGCTCTCTCCTGATAGCGGTTCATCAGTCCCACCACCACTTAACCTTCCCGCTCCGCCTAACGTGCCTATGAACAGGTAGTCCTGAGAGACCATCCACTGAATAGGGTTCTGGCCCGGAAGTGAATAGATAATAGCGTCGTCGGCAAGTGTGCCTGCCGTCATATTCTCATAGTCGCCGGTCTTACTGGTCCATACGGTCTGCGGATAATCCGTAGAGCCGCCATAACACAATCTTTCTTCGTGAAACTGCACCGTTTGCGGCCACCCGTTCTCGTCCGACCAGTATCCTTCAGCCCACTTACTCGTCGCCGTAGTACCGCCCAATTCGCTCAGTACGGTCGCCGTAACCGTGTTGGCGTCTGTATAGCCCGTTATACGGACAATACCATTCTGGATATAATCGTGGACTGAGAAGTTGTACGTCGCATTACCACTTTCGCGGTCCGTCATCGTCACGCGATAAGTAACGTCATCGTCAGTCTCACTGCCCGGATGGTCCTCGTTCAAAGCAGCACTGTTATTGTACCGAATCACCACCGAACTCCATGTAACCTCATCGTCGAAGCTGCGCTCGAGCTTAACTGTACCCTTCCACGTGCCCTCAATATTGAAAGTATAATCATCGCTGCACGCTATAGTTGAAGATGATTCGTTAGCGTCGAGTGTCCCGTTAAGAGATGTCTCCTCTTTCTGATGGGAAATCCGCCACAATGCGCCTACGTCGTCGCTGGTCCACATTGCAACCGATGAGGCGTTCAGGGTAATAGTTCCCGTCGTTGCGCTCGGGGTGATCGTCGTAGTCGTTGTATTCTCATCGAGGAACGGCCCGGTCGTAATATTGACATCGGCGATAGTCCACGCCGTATGAGCCGTCCTCGATAGCTTCTGCGGTGGGTGGTTCGGATGCACTATATACATCACGTCCGCCGACTGGACGTACTGCATCTCAAATAGTTCGGACTCCTCGAAGACAGTATCAATATCGTAAGGGTCGGCCCCCGAAAGCACCTGACCACCATTGCGGAATAACCTCATGTGCAGAGGTTCGAATTCAAGAATGTAAGCATCGGTCTTGGAGAACTCGAACGGAATAAGTCTGGACTTCTCGCTATGGTTGTTCACGTCGGCGATATACTTAGTCCCCGGACGCCGAGTTACCGGCCCCTGCGACAGTACCAGCATATTCTGTAAGGTCAGACAGGCGTTGTCGTACTTGGCATAGTCGCTTCTCGCCTGCAAGAGTGGGGACACCTCACCGGCGTTAAACGATTGTATGCCCGGAGTGACCGCGCCCAAGGTAACAGCCGCAAGCAATAAGATAAAGATCAGTTTCTTGCATCGAGCCATGAATAGCTTCCTTCGTCGTCTGCGTACTCCTGTTCCTGGTTGGCCGCAATAGCATCCGGCAGTACGATTTTTAAGTATTTCCTTATCAGCCGCCCCGCCAGTTCGCCCTTCTTATCGCCCGTTTTCGCAGCTACCAGCTTGATAGCCAGCTTGAGAGCAATCGCCGCTACCAAAAACGGGTCGTACTCACTGGCGTCAACCTGCTTGAAGATGTATTCGATATAAGCCGAGTCATCGTCATCGTTGGAATAGTAGTTCGTAAGCAGTTTGCCCTGTCGTTTCGCACACTTGTACTTCTGCTCGTGGTTGGACTCTAAAACCTGTGCTATAAGGTGCAGACAGTCGCTTGGAAGATTGAACGCATATTCCCACTCCGCCATATCAGGAAGGCTGCTACCGGAAAGCTCCGCTCCGAGATCGGCAAACTCCCTTGCACAGTTGGGCTTGACTTTAATCAACACCTCATTACGTGCCTGCGGATAGAGTACCTGACATAAAAGTCCGTTGGCCGTAGTGTCGAAGTAGTCGGCTATCTGCGTGGCCCCTATCTCCAATAGAGCAAGATTGCAAATATCGGTAGCACCCAGTTCGGTATCGGTCGTAACGCTTACGTCGGCAGTACCAACGGCGATAAATGAGTATGACTGTGCAAGCGACTTACCAGAGACCGTAGCCTTGATACGGACGGTATACGTCTTATACCGCTCGAAACCGTTGGCAGTGCTTATGGCTATCTGCTCGGAGTAGAAACCCGTCTCACCGGCCAGCTTCGCCATTGTCCCTGTAAGTATCGCAGTGGTCGTCTCGTCTTCGTAGACGCTATAGGCCACATCACCTGTAGCATCGGCTGGTGCGCCCGTCTTGCCCTTGGTATCAACCGTAAAGGTTAGATTCTGTCCTACGACAGCTTGTGTCGGACAACTCATAATAGCCCCCTACTGCCAGTAAGCCCTGTAATAGATATACACTGAAATCGCGGTCATCGACGCATCGTCACCGTCGGCCATTGTCACAGTCAGCGCGCCGCCAACGGGAACACCGCAAAACTCCGTACTACCCGTATCCGACATACTCACGGCATAACTGAACGTCACAACCGGGTCGCTGTCGATTGTGCCTGAAGTGAATATAGTTATCCCCGCTTCGTCGGCAATAGTGATTGAAAACGCACCGTCAACGCCGGTATTAACAATTGAGACTCTTTCGACATAACCATAGATCGGATCGGTAGTCTCAGAGAAGTCATTGGCATCACCGTCCGATTCGGTTATGACGACCTTCCTGAAGGCGTTTTCACCCGGCCCACCATAGGGCGTGCCGTGAGTATGCGTCTCGGTAGCTGTGCCGTAAACAATAACAGCCGCCATCAGCAGCAGTATCACAATTCCTATTTTGTTCTTCATAACTATACTCCTAAAAGTAAGGGGGTGAGTTTTTACCCCACCCCATTGAATGTTAATCGTCAACAGAAGCTGCACCAACCAAAGCACCGGAAGCCGCAGAACTCTCGTCTTCGCTTGTGTAGTTTTCAAACAGGTAACAGTCGGCAGCTACTACGGAAGCAGTTAGAGCGCCAGCGTTGCCGCCAAAATAGTTGTTGCATATCATACCTGTAGTTGTTGCCACAAGTTCGATAGCAGGCTGTGCATTGAGACCGGCATCACCGCCTATAGTACCGTTGAAGAGGCGGTTGCCTTCAATCAGGATGTGGTTACTCGCAGTCGTTAAGTTATTGATACACGCAATTGCGTAGTCACCAAAAGTAACGTTGTTCTTCAGGACGCAATAGTCGCTGTCCTTCGTTGATATAGCCGCATTGCACGTACCTGCACCCATGTAGAACTCGCAACCTATTACAGACAGCCTGTCACTTGCAGCCCCCGGTGAATCAACACACTCAAGGAAGTCGTCAGTGCCTTCGGCTTCAAGATCGAACAGGCAATTTATAACCGAAACCTGTTCACTGCCAGCCTCGATGTCAATAGCCTCATTAACCTCGGTGACGTTGGCGTGGAATCGCAGGTTGACGATAGTAACGTCATCTGCCCCTATCGCAAACGCGCCGGTAACATCGCCTGTAAAGTCGAACGTTGGCCGGAGCAACCCATTGCCGCAACCGACTACCGTAACTCCTGCAACGTCAATATCCACTTCATCGGCAGCAGCGCCCATAGTCTCACTGTGACCCTGGGCAACGAAGATAACATCCCCCCTGTCGGCGGTGCATAGATTGACCGCCTCATCGAGGGTATCCTTGGCGTTTTTCCAGCTTGTGCCGTCGCCTTCGTTGGTTACACCGCTATCGACGTAGAAAATGTGCCCCGTACCTTTATTACCCATCACGACACTATCGACAGACTTCATCCACGCCCATGCAGTATCGGCGGTGGGATTGCCAGAGAACCAGTAGGCCGTCGGCCTGTCGTAGATTGTCGGCGCGGCGAACACGACGGAGATAAGAGCCACCGCCAGGAGACCCATCACAAGTAAAAGTATCCGTTTCATAATCAAACTCCTAAAATCAGTTTTTCAGTTATGGGGACGACCGGAGCCGCCCCCGTTAGTTACTTCTTACGTTGGCTCTTTCTGGGTGACAATGTCGCCGATAGGTTCTGTGCCAAGCCATGCATCGACTGTGAGACCTGTTGCAGCCTCACTGACCGGAACAAACTCGACTTCCAGATACTTATCCAGCACTCGCGTGGGTACGGCAATGCTAAGCCTCGTACCTGCTGCAAGGTCCGCAGCAAACAGCGGCAGATTCGCCGAACCGATGCAGCCAATGGCCTGCTCCGCTCCACTGCCATCATCAAAGGCAGCTGCATCCGACGTTACAAACTGGAAGTACGCACCACTTGCCATACCGCCTGCTGCAACACTTACGAGAATGTTGAGCCACAAGAATCCCAGTTGTGCATCAGTAGCACCGTATTGCTCCATATCCAACACATTACCGTTAGTGATACTCTCCTCGGCAACCGTTAGCGCCTGACCATCCCAGAACACCAGTTTACTATCCATGAAACTCATAATTTATCCTTTCGTAAAAGGTTGTTTTTCAGTTTGTACTCACAACACTTAACTCACACTTAGCTCACGGTTGGCTCGTCCGTCTTGATTGCGTCAAGCTGCCTGACCGGTCTGCCCAGGAAACCAACGACCGGTATACCGCTTAAACCGTTAGACGGTAGCCACTGGATATTGCCTTTGTCCTTCGCACGAATCTGCATCTGCGTCTTGATCTCTTGGTTGCAGTAAATCCTGGTAGTCGCCGGAGCCATTCGGCAGCGGTTCAACAACGTAATCAATTTGTCCTCATCGAAGCTGTTGGACCCGCCTTGTGTTGGGTTGATATTCGCGTAACGACAAATCGTAAGCTCATCACGGACACAGAGGCCACACCACCACTTGAACTGTGTGACGAAGGCGTAGAATGGGTTATCGCTGCCATCAAAGACTTTTTCCCTACCCTTATCCTTGATGGTTAGGCCCAGAGGACCGCGATTTGCCGCAGCAGCCGGATAGATGCCGTATGTTCTCCTTCTACCCCAGTTAACAGCGTATATCGACGTCCCACCAGCATTTCCACCGTCGATGACGTTGGTTTGGCTCAAGGCGTTCAGGTGGATCTGAAGACCGTCGAACTTCTCAGGACTACCTGCTTGGGTACTCTCAATGAAGGCGTCCGCTACCTGCTGCGCCAGACCCTCAGTGAACGCAATATCCTCACTACGTCTAAATTCTTTCGGGTTAGGTGCATTGTCGACGATGTCCTCGTCGATCTCACTCCCTGCTTCGAGCAGAGCAACGGGAACAACTACCGGCTGCGTTGTCGAAGCTTTTCTCGCAACACCCTGATAAGCCTGACGCCACGTACCTGTAGGTAGTCCGGTTCTCCGTGGGAACTTCTCACTGACAAGCTGGTTGCACTCAAACCACGGAATGTCGAGCAGCAACTCGTTCTTTTCCGCCATCACCTCAGCGATCTCGGCCATATCCTTATCGCCTGGTGCGGTACGGTTGACCAACTCCCTGAAGGTTAGTTGACTATTTACATTTATTTCACTCATTAGATACTTCTCCTAAATGTCAAAGATTCACAACATTCGGAGAAGTATCCGCCACGCGACGGGTTCGCCTTGGCAGTAACGTCTGCCCACGCGACCTTCTTAAAGGTTTGCACTCAGGCCCTTGCGGGGTATCTGAGAACTCTTATGCGCTCAGCCCAGTTTCCTTACGGGTGGGCTAAACGCGCGAAATCACTATTTATCTTCATCCATTGACGGATAATCGAGCGCTCCGGCTGCATGCTTACTCGCCGCCGCACCCCTGATGGTATGCCCTTCCTTGACCAACAAACCGGCCACAGTAGCCATGAACTTCATCAGCGGAACATTGTCGCCCATCCGCGTCTCATTGAGCCACTTGCCTAATTCCTCACCACCGCCAAGGGTTTCATCACTACCGAGACGCTTGACAAGCTCAAAATTCTCGTCGGCTTGAGCACCCCACACTTCCTGACTCCTGAGAGTGGCTTCCCCTTCCTCTCTGGCCTTCTTATTGGCAGCATCGTTGACCCCGTGCGCTGCAAGTGTCGTCTTGCAGTAGAGATCGTACACAGCCGCAACAGCAGCTTGACTCATATTGTGAGTCTTTGCTATGTTACGCAGTGCCAATTCCCCCTCCTCGTTGTAAAGCACACCTTCCGGCATCTTGGGACGTGTAAGCTCGTAGCCCTCCGCCTTCTCCGGCACACCGCGATACTTGGCGATGCGCTCTGTGAATTTGGCTTTATCCTCATCGCTTGCGTCGTCGTCCGGTATCTTGACCATCTTACCGATAGTCCTTTGCGCCTCCACACCACCGACAATAGCTGCTTCAACGGTCTCATACTTTTCAACCGCACTCCTGTCCTCATCCGAGAGACCTTCGAAATCATTCGACCAATGGTCCGAAGTATCTGAACTGTCCAGGTTCGTGCCATCATTTCCTTCTGCCATAATCTTTCCCTTTCATGTTTTGGACCAAAAGAAAAGAGGCGTATCTGGTTTTACCCAAACACGCCTCTCATACAGGCTTGATGGTATGAGCATCTTGGAGATAGCTAATCTCCTATGCCCGTTCCTTTTGGTTATGTTAGTTTATTCCGGCCACTTCACCTCTTCGAGACCGAGTTTCTTTGCTACCTCTTCACCTCGTTTCTGCTCTGCATCAGTGAGGCCCGAACGATAACCACCGTCAGCCCTCACGTACTTGCGAAGCTCTGCGGCCAACGCTGCACGCTCTGCGGCAGAGGGTTTCGCTGCCTTCTTTGCCTCAGGTTTCGCTGCCTTCTTTGCCATGTCAATTACTCCTTAATCTTCGATTGATGCTTCTATTTTCTTGTTCATTAACGCTCTTACATAATCCTCACCTTTGAGGCCCAAACCTATGCCGCATCGGGCGAGTAACAGCTTGCAATGGTCCTGCTGCAACTTCTGCTCATTATCCTGTGCAATATCAAAGAAGTCGGCCTCGTCAAGCATCATACCCAACACCTTCGGACCTAACCTGCTGTGCAGGAAGTGTGCTTGATAGTGACGGTCTACTTGTTCGGCCTTAGCCATCGTCTCCTACCCCCAACTTAGCCCGTGCCATCGCTTGACCAAAACTCTTGCAAAAGTCTCGGTCATTTTGTGACAATCTAACATCTGCTACGTCTGTAGGTTCACCTCGGAACATTATAAGGTGACGACCAAACAAGGGTATCTCGCGGCCGCGGCCCAAAGCACTTGGCGGTATACACGCACAGGGATGTTCAGGGATATTATTCATTACACTACCTTCTTCCAAGGTACACCTTTTAATATCTCGTTAGACTCGTTCATTATCGCCACCTCGTCGTCAAGAGGCAAACGCTTTGCTCCACACTTAATGCATGTTATATACTTCTTGTCTTTCGGCACTGTTAGTAAAGTATAGTCCCAATTGTGGGCGGCAAACCTACCTTTTTTGTCCCTTATACACCGACGCATTTATGTTACCTTCCTATGCTTCTCTATGCTACTGCTGTCTCCAAGTGTTCCATACGTTTCCTCCATGCTACTAAATTGCAGCATTCGCCTTTGGTCTTTTCATGTGGGCACTTACAAGGGGCGGTCATTAGTCTTAACTCGGTCCTGATGACGTAATAAGGGCCATCTTCTGTCTTCGCTAACTTCCTACCGCAATACTCACTAACAAGACACGCAGGCGCTTCATCTTCCCTTAACCAAAGGTCTATTATCTCCCTGGTACGATAGTCTGCCACTAATTGCGCTCCCTCTTTCAATCCTCTATCTACTCCCTGCATTATTGATTCATCTGTTTCGGCTATAAACTCTATTATTCTCATACTCCTGCCCCCACCTTACAGATGAACTGAATTTCAATGCGAGTGCTATGAACCCAATAAAATCTACCCGTGCAACAATCCCTTTTCTTCTTCACACCCAATAACTTCGACCTTACATACTCTATTTGTGCACTTGGGTAGCGTTGGTTTATGTGTGCGCGCATACCTTCAATCGTAGCCTTTTTCTCTAACGCTACCATTTCTTGTCTGTGTGTGGGTGCTGCCTTAATCATAGCCGTATCAACGTCTGATTCCATAATAAGAGTACGCTTCATACCGCTACTCTCCTGTTATAGATGAACTTAATTTCAATGCGAGTGCAGTGGACAGAATAGGTTCGTCCTTCATAGTCTTGCACGTTACGTATGCCAAGGTATCTGTATTCCGGCCGAGCCATTTTCGCTCCGGGATACATTTGCTTTATGTGCTGTATCATGTCGTCAGCGTGAAGCTGTTCTTGGGCGTTACAATCGTACAGAGAACGCGATGGGGCCGGTGCTCGCATCATCACCTCATCAATTAGCGCTGTGTGAGTTTCAGTCATTCTCATGCTCCTGCCCCCAATAATGCCAGTGGACTATCCGGCTCAACTGTCTTCGAAACGCTCGGTATACTCTTGGCAATACGCTCACCAGCTTCCAGCATCTTGTCTTCACGCTCTTGCTGTGCAATGTCGGCCAGTGTCTGCTGGTAGTCATCGTCCGGGACAATCGCATCCTGTTTGACCTGGTTCTCCTCGAATATCTGCTCTACCAGGACATGTGGTCTGATCTTATGTCTCGCCTCGGGCCAACGGTCCAGGATCGGAGCCACCATCGCTACCGCATCCAGTGTGCTTTGCACCGTTCTGGCCTTCTTCTGGGCCATAGCCATCGGGCCTATGAAGTCAACGTCAATCCGGTTGGCCGCTTGAGGTGGCATCTGTTGCGCTCGCCACTCCATGTAGGCTTCTACAATGGGGGGAGGTTCCGGCAATCGTCCCGCCCTGTCTTCAATATCCCAGGCACGGTCATCTAAATCGCTTAGCACGTTGGTAATGCGTTGCACTCTCGCGCCCATCAGGGTAATCTTTTCGCCCCCCATCCCGATTATCTGCGTCGCCGTCGGAGGACTGCCACCACTGTCGGCCATCCTTGTAAGCATCGTCCAAAAGCCTACATCGAACCACCGCTCCACATCGTTACGAATCGCTTCCTGCATGTCTTTCGTGATCGGATATTTTCCGGCCCCGACCAACTCTTCAATATCTGGGCGCTGGTCACTGTCGTACCAAGTTATGCCACGCGGCTTTCGCCGAATCTTCCCTCTTAAACCTACCGGTGCTACTAACGGTGGCGATGCGGCTAACTGGGCAGTCTCCATTAAAGTCTTGCGTGAAGCTACGGAAGTCTTGGCATCAGGCAGGCAGTGCCATGCCGGAGTTCTGCTGTACGTCTCGTCTGATGTAACCTCGTAGCGCCATACCGCATGCGGTCGTACAAAATAGCTTTCCACTTTCAAGGGCTTCTTCCTCCGCACCTCGTCTGCGTTGACTTCGAAGTAACCTGAAATCCACGGCTTATCCGGCTTTAGAATACCAGTATTCACACCGGTCACATCGTCGAATATCGGGTCGTCACTGCGGTAGATGTACTGTATATACCACGCCTTATCACCATGGCGACCGTTACCTAATGCCGCCTGCGTCGGCTGACTCAGGTTTTCCTTACCGAACTTCAGCCCTGCGTCTAGATTCGTCATCTCGAACCGCCTATGGTACTGATGTGGCACAGCAAAGTCGTCGAATCTCAGGAAGT